CGTTGTCTGACCAGATCGCCTGCACGGCCTGCGCATAGTCGCCCATGCGGACCTTGGCCAGTTCGTACTGGCTCCACTTGAAGGCCAGGTAAAAGCCCACCATGCAGGACGTGACGCCGGGCCGGATGATGCCGTTGATGAAGTCCAGCACCGCGAACAGGTAGAACACCGGCAAGATCACCATCTTGGGCCAGTGCGCGGCCGCGTCCAGGATCTGCACGCCGAAGCTCTGCTGCGGCTGGCGCAGGGTCTGCATTTCGGCAATGTCGGCCTGGCTGCTGATTTCCTCCATGCGGTACAGGTGCTGCTTTTCGGCCAGCTGGGCCTGCATCTGCAGGACGGCCAGCTCGTGGGCGTTGTCGGCCTTCTGGCGAAACAGCTTGATGACCTCGGGGATGAACGGGCCCGCGAAGCCCAAGATGGCAGAGAGGATGGCAAGCATCAGATCGCCCTCCCGCACTTCTCGCGCGCGCCCGCAGCGTGCGCTTCGTTCAGCGCCTGCTCCAGCCCGGGGATGTTGAACACCACACAGCCGCCTTCCGCCTTGCACTGTACGGCCTGGCCGGGCTCCAGGTGCATGGCGGCAGGCTCAAGGGCCGGGGGCGCGGTGGTGATCGCGCTGGCCAGGATGATGGACTCGAAGTTCATGACGTACCCCCTGCCCGCTCTTGGAACCGCTTGGCGGCCCAGTCTTCGAGAAGCTGGATGCCCTTGGCGCCCGCATGACCCGACAGACCAACCAGCGCGGCCGTGAGCAGCGGCGCCAGGCCCGCCCATTCGCAAAGCCAGAAGCACAACAGGCCAGCCAGACTACTGGTGACCAGCTCGCCCACCAGGTGGTGGATTGACCACGGCGGCAGCACGCCGCGGCTGACCTTGCCGTACCAGCTGACCAGCCCACCCAGGGTGGCCACGCCCAGGATCAGGCCGTACTGTTTGAGGCTGTAGTCCAGCGGCCCCTTGGCGGCGGCCTGCGCCCAAACGGCCAGCGGCGCGATCAGGTGCAGGCACAGTGCGATGATGATGACGATGCGCATGGGCGGGGCCTTTCAAAGTTTCTGCTCAAGCCGCAGGGGCATGGCGCGTTTGTCGAAGAACGGGTATTCCAGCGGTGTCAGCTCGCGCAGCGTGCCCAGGAAGCCGTAGCGCTGCGACTTGGCGGCGTCGGCCGGGTCTGGCACGTAGAGCACGTCTTCTGTGGTGCCCACCTCGGCCATCATTTCGTCCAGGTGGTCGCCCTCGGCCTGCGTGAGGATGGGGAAGTTGAAGTCCACCGTGCGCGGGCGGCGGCGGGCAGTGCTGTATTTCTGGCCGCCCACGCTCTTGACGCTGCTGCTCAGGTCGGTGCGGCCGTCGCCAAAGCCCTGGTATTCGGCGTTGTGCTCGGGCTGGAAGCCGCCGGCCACGAACAGCTGGCCCAGCTCCACATACCCGTCAGGGTTGGCGGTGTCGTCAATCTCCACCGTGCCGTAGCGGGCGGTGCGCGCGTCAAAAGCAGCGATCAGCGGGTACTGCTCACCCCAGTTGGTGGGCGTGTCGCCGTGGAAGGTCATGGCCAGCGCGTCCTGCCAGCCGCTGTCATAGCCGATGGCTTCGGGGCCGGTCGTTGTGATGGCCTGCAGCTCGGCGTTGGCCAGGCGGGTGGGCCAATAGGTGATGCGGCGGATGTGGCCGTTCAGCGGGCTCGTCGCTCCGTTGATCGCGCCGATGCTCAGTTGCGTGACCGTGGGCACCGCGCCCGACGTGTCTGTACCCACGGCGCCGCCGTTGCTGCACAGCGCGAAGTCGTTGGCCTTGTACGCGCCAGCGACTTTGAATGCGGTGGTGGGCGTGACGGCTGAAGCCGTCAGGTTGGCCTGCGTGGCGCCGTTGTACACCTCAAGCCGCGGCGCGTCGCTGCTTGTGAGAAAGAGCTGCGTGACGTTGCTGCCGCTGCCGTCGTTGAGCGACGCCAGGCCGCGCGTGGCGCCCGTGGCCGCGGCCGTGGCCTCTACATAGAGCGTGCCCTGCGCGGCAGAATGCCAGTCAGTAAATGCCGTGCTGGTCATGCTGACGCTATCAGCCGTGCGCGTTACTGCTGCGCTAGTGGTTGGGATGTAGCTACTTGGGGATAAGCCAGCTTCAAGCTGGGCGCCCCACAAAATCAACTGGTCTCCAGCGCTGCCGCCGACGAAGCCCACGCCAATAGAACCTGTGTCCGTTAACGCAGATGCAGCGATAGAAAAAGAAAACCGCTGCCAGACCGTTGTGACGCTTAATTCCTCACTTTTCAGCGTCGTCACAGTGAGATTCGAAATGACCATTTGCGTAGTCAATGACGTAGCCGCCCGGATGTACACAGAGAAGGTCAACGCTTGCGATGCGTCACCTGAAACAACATGTCTCAAGAATGCAAATGAACCCGTTTCTGTCGCCCTGGTGTAGGTGTCTGCGTTTGTGCCACCGTCTGGCGATGTAGAGCTTCCAGCGGACACGCTGCCACCCGTCTCTGCGGCGCGATTCCAGGCGGCGGCGTCGAACTGGGCGCTGTAGGTCAACAGGTTCGTCCTCTCCTCTTCGTGGAGCAGTCCGAGCGACTGGCGGAAGTGGATCGCTGTCGCTGTGCCCGCCACGGTTAGCGTCACGTTGCCCGTTGCTGTCACGTCAACGAACGTCACGATGCTCTGCGTGCCCACGGTGCCGCTGTTGTCTACCGTGCTGCCCGTGGCGGTCACTGAGCCCGAGCCGCTGCAGCTCAGGACGTACCGGCCGGCCGGGACGCTGCTGACGGTCTGCGTGGCCGCGCCGCTGGCCAGATTCACCGGGCTGTAGTCGAAGCGCGGGCAGGTGGCGGCCTCAATGGTGCCGTAGATGCCCACCCGCGTGCCGTTCGCGCCACCGCTGGTGGTCAGGGTGACGGGCTTCATGGATGTTGGGCCGGTGAAGTCCATGTCCAGCGTGGCCTCTGTCGTGCGTACCCGCCAGAGCGCCCTGGTGGTCAGGTTGTGATTCACCAGCGCCAGCGCGCGCAGCACATAGTTGGCCGCAAGGTCAAAGCGGAATTGAGTGCTGTAGACCGATGCGTTGGCGCTGCGCGCCACCTCGGCCAGGTCGCCTGTCTTGAGGTTATTCAGCACCAGGGTGCTGTCCCAGCTGCCCCCTGCCAGCGTGGCCCCGGTTGCTTTGTTTCCGTATGCCAAAAGGATGTTGTCGCTCATTGCTCAGTTACCCCCACAAAATCAGGTCAACCACTTCGCCCTCGTAGTCCTGGCGCATCTCGGTGACTACAAACCGTTTGCCAGCGTCCAGGCCAAACCGGGGCAGCTTCAGGGTGATGGGCGCCCCTATGCCGAAGGCATCGGGGTACAGCGTCCCGCCTGATGTCTTTGCCTGCGTCAAGATCACCAGCAGCGGCACGCGCACCGCGAACCGCTGCCGCGGCACCCCAAACAGGTCCAGCAGGCGGTTGGCCTCGGCCACGGCGTCGGCTTCGTCCACGATCAGCGTGGTGACGGTCAGCTCCAGCGCGGCGGGCCAGTCGGTTTTGACGCTCGCGTCTTCGGCTTTGGCTGTGCGGTATTCCTGGGTGAAGTAGGCAACGTCTGCCGCAGCCACGCCTGCCAGGTCGTTTTCTGTCATTGGCGTCCAGTTCTTGGCGTACTGCACGTTGACGCGCCACACGGGCAGGCCCCGGTCGGATTCCGATGGCGGCACCAGGCGCAGGGAGTCGGGCACGATGCGGGACTCGTTCAGCTCCAGCGGCGCCAGGTAGTGCGGTGTGGATGTGGGCTCGTACAGCTGCGATGCGTTGAGCACGTTGCCCGCGTAGGTGTAGTCCAGCGGAAAATCCGACACAACAAACGCTCCCGCGCTTGTCATCAGCTCTTGAACCGCCGACAGCGCCGTGCGGGAGTCATCCACATAGATGCCCACGTCAGGGTTGGTTGCATACAACTGGCCAGCGGGCAAGAAGCCCAAGCTGGCATCTGGGCTGCGGCTGCCCAGGATGTCGCCGTTCAGCGTGTAGAGCACGTCTTTTAGAGCGGCCACGCCGCCCGTGCGCTTGTCTGCCGGGTTCGTCACGTCGCAGGTCAGCGCGCCGGCTGGCGTGAAGTTGATGCGAAAGCAACCGCCCGCCGGCCACACGCGATACTGGCCCACGGCGGGGATGTTCGCGTTGTTCTCCATGTCGGCCTGGCTGGTGTAGTCGCCCGCGCCGTCTTGCGTCACGACGGCGCGTTTGTCGTACACGGCCAGCGTGTAGCCGGCTTTCAGGCCGCGCACGCCGTCGATCTGGTAAATCTTTTTGCTGGTGTTGACTTGCTTGGGCGTCACGTTTTTGCAGGTGCCCAGCAGCACAGGCTTGGGCGTGCCACCGATGTCGTCCGGCGTGCCCTCGATGCCAGCCGGCAGCGCGTTTGTGCCAGCGTACTTCGTGGTGAGCAGGTTGACATCCAGCGCGTGGAGCGTGTCTCGCACCTGGAAAGTGATGGACTTGTCGTCCCAGGTGGGCTGCTCAATGTAGCCGCGGCGCAGCAGGGTTCTGACCGTCAGGGTGGCGGGGTCGATGTCATACAGCAGAAATTGCTGGCCGTCGAATGACTCAGGCAGGATTGAATCAAGCGCGCCATCTGCGTTGCTCAGCACAATGGCACCAGCCGCCACGGATGAAGCGCTGCGCAGCTTGCCGGGGCCGTACATCGTCCGCTCGATCAGCCCCGGCTGGATCAGCCTGCCCTGTACAAAAAACGGATCAGATGTCCACGCCCATGTGGAGTTGGACACGTGCGACCGCGTGGCGTAAAACAGTGGGATGGCAGGGCTTACGCCGGGCTGCACGTAGTACAGCGCCACCATCAGAATGCGCTCGCTGCTCATGCCATCACCCCCCGCGTGGCTTCAAGCTGGGCGCTTTTGGCCGCCGCGCCCGTGTTCTGGACGATCATGTCCTGCTTGCCCAGGTTGGCTTGCATACCGCTGGCTGATACCGTGGTCAGCCGGGCCACCTCAGAGCGCAGCCCGCGCAGCTCGGTCACCATCTCCATGTAGCCCGCGTCTTGCCCGCGCGCCTGCGCTGCCGTCAGCACCCGCTCGCCCTGGTGCAGCTCGGCCCGGTAGCCGTCGAAGGGCACATAGTCCAGCCCGCTGGCGTGGCTGCCGTTGATGCCGTTCAGGTACGCCACGTGCGCGTCAAACCACTGCTGCGCGCTGTCGTAGCCCATGTCGCGGTACGCGCCAGACTGTTCCACGGCGTTCCAGAAGGCCACGCCCTCGGGGTCTGGCGCTGCTGCTGCAGGGTTTTCTGCGTAGTAGTCTGCCGCGCCGCCGCCCGTGGGCGTAGTGGGCCGCACGCCGTTGACGCCGGCCGCGCTCAGCGCCCCGGCCAGCGATGCGATGGCCGCGCTCACCGTCAGATTGCCGGCGATCACGCTGCCGTTGATGGCGCTGAGCATGCCGTACTGGCTTTGCAGCGCGGTCAGCTGCATGCGGCCAATGTCGGCCTGCGTCTGGGCGGCCACCTGGCTGGCCTCTACCGCGCCGCGCACCATGGCCAGGTCGGTGAAGTAGGCCATGCTGCTGGCGTTGTAGCTGCGGCTGGCCTCCAGGAAGGCCGTGCCCACCTCTTCCAGCTTGCTCTGGCGCTCGGGGTCGTCCAGGCTCAGGCTGCTCAAGCGCATGAACTCGGACCGGGTGGCCTGGTACTGCGCCTCGGGCGACAGGGCCGCCATGGGACCGGTTGTCAGCGCGGCCAGGTAGCGGCGCAGCGACACAGCCGCGGCGTCCTGGCGGGCGATGGCGTCGCGCGCGGCGCTCTCGGCCGTGCGCACCTGGTCCAGCAGCGCGTCGCCCAGGCGGGTCTGCATGGCGGCCGTGGCTTCGGATTCGCGGCGCAGGTCCTGCTCAGCCCAGATGCGTTCCTTGATGGCGCGCAGCGTCGGGTCCATGGCGTCCAGCTCGCGCTTGCGGGCGCGGGCGAGGTTTTCAGCGTCGGTGCTGGTCAGGGTCAGCCATTCTTCGTCCAGGGCCTTGCGCTGGCCGATCAGGTCGATGGCGCGCTGCATGTCGGCCGTGCTGGCGTCGTCGGCCAGGGCGTTCAGGTACTGTTTGTACTCGTTGGACAGGTCCGAGTCTTTCAGCGCGGCGATGATGGCGCGCATGGTGGCGTCGCCCACCGCCGCTGCAAACTCAGCGTCGCTGCGGCCCACGTTTTCTTCGCCCAGGCGCTCATAGATGTTGCGCCCACCGCTCAGGGTGGCAACACGCAGCTGGGTCAGGCTGTCGCCTTGAGGGTCCTTGCTGTAGAACGCCTCGAAGATGGCTTTGTTGGTGATGCCCAGCTGCGCGGCGATGCCGTTGTACTGCTGCTGGATGGTGCTGGCCAGGTCGGCGCCGCCTTCGGTTTTGGGGCCGCCGCGGTCGCTCTCAAGCAGGCTGGCAACGGCCAGGGCCGCGCCGATGTAGGGCATTGCAGCCCCTACGGCGCCGATCAGGCCACCCATACCGCCGATGCTGCCTATGCCGCTCGACTGCCCCACGGCCCCAGCTACGCCAGAGGATTGCCCCGTAACGCTGGCCGCCACGTTGAACACCCACTTGCGCACGGTCATCTGGTACAGCAGATCAAGCAGGGTTGACTTCAATGTGTCGCGCAATTTGGTGAATGCGTTTTGACCACCCTCGAAAATGTTGACGAATGTGTCATGTGCGGTCTTGTCTACAGACTCCCACACGCTCTTAAAGTCATCAATCTGTTTTTGATCGAATGCTCCATCGCTTTTGAGTTGCGCCAGTTCGCGCAACGACGCGGCCTGCTCCCGGTAGGCGTCTCCGAGTGCGCCGGTCCAATCGATTTCATCGGCCAGGGTCGCCAAGCGGTCTTTGGCCGTGGCTTGCTCTTGCAATTTGGCGGCGTCCAGCGCGGCGATGGAGTCAGTTGTGAGGCCAATGCGCTGGTTGTATTCGCGCTGCGCCCGCACTTCGCTGGCCAATGATGTGGTTGCTTTGTCTTGAGCATCAACAATTTCGGCGTATTCTTCTGCAACTTTTGCCAGCGCTTTTGCCTCTTCGTCCCAAACGGCCAAAAGCGATCTTGTTGCCTCTTCAATGGCGCGCTGTTCCTTGGTGAAAAATGGCTGTTTGGCCAGCAGTTCGGCCTGTGCCTCGGTCAGTTGCTCCAGCGAGATGACGCCCTTGCCGTAGACCTTGTTCAACCGGTCCCAGTCATCCGCAAATGAGCTTGTCAGGCCGGATAGCTCGGCCAGTAGTTTGGCTTGTTCGGCGTCTTCTTTGTTGACGTCTTTGGTGGATTTAGCGGCAACATTCCCAGCCGCTGATTTTTTGTAAGTTTCTGTGGCGAGTTTAGATACAAGCGCCACATATTCGGACTCACCTATAGCCCCCACTTTCAAGGCGGCTTGCAATTTATCTAGGTCGTCAAGATAGGACTTATTGACGCCCATAAGACGCTGGCGAATCTCAATCAAATCTGTTGCAGCCTGGCCTGATTTCGCCAGTTCGGCATTGATCGATGTTTTCTCACCAATGGCTTTTGATAGGTCGTCATACAGCCCCTGAAGCTCAATAAGGGCGATCTGCTCAACATTCGTGATAGCCGCGCCCTTTGCCTTCAGATCATTTATTTGCTTGAGAGTGGCGGCCATTTTTTCGACTTCGGGGCCGCCAACTTTGGCTGCATCGACGGCGCCAGCCCGCGACAGGGCCAAACGCTCGCGCAATTTCGCGTTCTGCTTTTCGAGGCTAGCTAAAATTTGTATTCCGCTTTCCTCAGTTGACCTCTGCGCCTGTTCGTTCGCCTTTTCGGACGATTTGCCCCAATAGAGCCAAGCAGCGGCGGCGACACCCAGCGCAGTAGTGATCAACCCAATAGGCCCGCCAAGCAGCCCAAGCGCGGCATTCATGGCAGCGCTGCTAACAGACGCCGCACGCTGCGCCACAGTCAGGGACGACAGCGCTGCGGCATGCGCTGCGGCTGCGGCTGCGGCTCTGGCTTGGGCCGGTATGAGCCCGTTCGTGGTGATGGCCAGGGCTACATTGCCTTCTGCCGCAAGCACCGATGCGCGCAATTCAGCCACCCTTGCCGCCGTAGCCGCAAGAGTTGCGGCTGTGGCTTTCTCGTCAGCCTGGGCGGCCAGCAATGTGGCGGCGACTTTGGCTTGATGGGCGGCAACTGATCCATAGGCCGCGCTGGTTATTCCGATGAGTGTTTGTGCGAGTTTTGCAGCGCCAAAACCAACAGCCGCAGACGCCAGCAAATTGAGGTTTTCTGCGAGGGTTGAAATAGCCCCAGTCAATGCCGATACTGCGCCGCTCGATTGGGCTTGCGCGCCCACGAACTCGATGACGTTGTTTTTCAGGACGGTGAAGGCACCGCTGATGGTCATCATTTCGCCAGCTTCCCTGCGAAGTTCGCTAAGGTATTTTTCGTTAGTCAAAGCCTTTACAAGAACATTCCCGGTAATTTGCCCCTGAGCTGCTAAATCCTTCAATGCCCCGAATGGAACGCCTATGCTTTCTGCGACTCTTCGCATAACTCCCGGAGAAGCCTCCATAAGCGTCCTGAACTCATCGCCATCAAGCTTTCCCTTGCCAAACGCCTGCGACAACTGTTGAAGGGCGCTGGTCGTTTCTTGAACAGACGCCCCGTTTACTTTTAGTGCAAGCGTGGCAGATTCAACAATCTTTGAAACTTCTTTTTGAGATGTTCCAAGCTCTCGCGTGTTGTTCAGAATCCTTGAGTAAGACTGCGCTATTGCACCAAGCTCATTTTGAGAAAATGCAGCTATCCGCTTTATGTCTGCTAACGCAGTATTGAATTGGGTTTGTGATTCCGTGGCGTTCTTTATTTTCCCGGCAATTAGCGTGTATTGATCCGAGAAAGCCACCAACTGCGCAGCGCCAAAGGATGCGACAACAGCTTTAAGCGCGCCGCCAAGATTGCCCAATGAGTCCGTCGCTTTTTTTGCGGCTTGGTCAATTGAGGACGCGGCTCCTCCCACAACTCGCTTGGCCTCGTCCATGTCTTTCTGGAGTCTCGCAACGTTGGCGAGCAGTTGTATTTCGAGCGAACCCGCTAGCATTGATGCTCCTTAAATTTCGGCCAACTTGCGCATTGCGTCTCGCATGGAGTTCGCAACCTGCGCTTTATCAACGGTGTGGTCTTCAGGCATCCATGGCGCTTTACAGTCAGCGCTTGCCGCCTTGATTGACCAGTTGCTGTATTCGATTGACAGCCTGCGAATGGCCCTCGCGTCCCACGGCGTCAAAGGGATGCCCGTGAGGCTTTGCCATGCGGCTATTTCTTGATGAGTTACCGGCCCCATGCCCATGCCGCTTGCCATGGTTGGACCGACTTCAAACAGGTACGCCACCAGATATCCGCCCGTGTTTGTCGGCGGCATATCCGGCGTGTAGTTTTCGTCCTTGCGGTTGTCGCGCATCGATTGAAGCCGGGACTTCAATGGCGCTTTCGACTTGTCTCCTTCGGGCCTCTCGACGGGCGCGTTTAGCCACGCCCAGTACCTGACGTTTTCGGTCAGGTCGTCAAGGAGCCCGCTGGAAAATTTGCCCAGTCTTCAACGAACTTGCCCACCTGGTTGGTGATGTAGCCCAGCTTGGGATTGCTGTAGAGCGCCAGCGCGCCACCGGGGACTGGGAAGTTGATGATGGTCTTGGTGCATGCCGCGAACTTTTCAGCATTCAGCTTGCGGCCTTCTTCGGCTGCGTCTTTTGTGACCTTGCCACGAATGGCGGCAAAGGCGCGGGTTTGGCTGGCCGTGTCCACCTTGGCTTGCGCGCGGGCGTACTGCGCGGAACCGGGGCCATACAGTTCGATGGTCACGGGCTGGCCGTTGAACAAAAGAGGTTCCTCTTTCTGGTTGAGGACTTCAAGCACGGCAGTTTCAGCGGCTTCAAACGCTGACAGATCAAATTCATTCGACATAAAAATACCTTTCGCGGGGTTGGTAAATGCCCGTGCCCAGCCGCTGCGCCCCGCGAAGGGCGACAGCAAGCCGGGTCGGTGCTAGGGCTGGCCGTTAGGCCGGGATTCAGGTCGCAGGGACAACAACAGGCTTGCGGCAAATGGCGAAGTCCATGGAGACTTTGCGGATGTTGTCAACGCTGCCGTCTTGCCATTCAAAGCTGCCGACAAGCACATTCAGGTAGTGAATTTCTGGCGTGCTTTCGCCGGTGCCCACCGGATAGGTGATCTTCACGCTGTAGCGGTTTTGGGATTCGGCTGCGGCCTCGGCAATGTCTTGCCCCGCATCGCTGGGCAGGCACCCGACCATGAGGGTTTGCGTGCCGTAGTCCTTAACGCCCTTGTACTTCTGCAGCACTGCATCAGCGACGGCGGCGAAGGTCACGATGTTCGACTTAACGCCGTGGCTTCCGTGGTCCTCGATCTGCCCGATGGTCGAATAGACCATTGCAGTGGCCCCATAGCCTGCTGCATCGTAGGTCGCTGGCAACGTGGCAGAAATGCCAATCGTTGCGCCCGACATGGTTTGTAAAACGGTACGTTCTGCCATGATGATTTCCTTTCAGTCAATAAAAAAGCCCGCTAGCGGATTGCGTGCGGGCGGGCTTTCGTCGCAAGACGAAACTGGGCGCAAAAAAACCCGCTCTAGGCGGGCTGTTGCTTGTGTGGTTTGAGGCCTACTCGGTGTAGGTCACGCGGTAGTCAATGGAGCCCATGTAGAGCCCCGCCTCGTCGGTGGCGTCGGGGCCTTCGATGTCGGGGATGATGCTGTCTACGGCCACGCCGTTGACGGTGCCGCGTGACCTTGGAAGGGCAGCACGGATAAGGGCCATGATTGATTTTTGCGTGGCGTAGGTCGGCGCCATGACGGTGACTTGCACCCGTGACATGCACATTCTGGAGGCCGCGCTGACCATTTGTTGGCGCACCGTGGAGATGTGCATGACGCTAATGGCTGGCAGCGCGATCCCTTGAGGCAGCACGCCGCCGATGATTCGCGCCGCTGGGACTTGCGCTATCAACGTGGCGCTGTTGGCCAGCAGGTAGCGAACCGCTTTTACGTCAGACACGTTTTACTTTCTTGCCAAAAAACGCGGGTTTTTGATCTTCAATTGGCGGCGTGAATCGCTCAACGGTGACACCATTTGAGGACAACTCGGCGATGATGTTTTTCAGGCCGATGGTGACGCCCACGTATGCGCCCGTGTCAACTTCGTCATCGTAGTAGTGGATTCGCTCGCCTGGCACGAAGCCATCAAACCCGGCGAGGATGATTTTCTTGGCGCCCATGGCGGCGGCAATCCGTACTGCGGTCAAGCCGCTGTTGTGGATTTCGACCTCTGCGCCGTTTTCGAGCCTGACTCGTTCCCAACGCGGTCCGATGTAGTAAGCGTCTAGGTCATCGTCTTTTACCCCGGTCACACGCATGCCGGGAAAATCGCGGTATTCCTGCGGCCAGTTGCCGTCCATCGCAACAAGCATGTCTGCGTCAGGGGCCAGCCTGTAGCCCTCGTTGACGACGATCCGCTTATGCCCACTGAGCGCGTCGGCCACGTCTTGGCTCATGCTCGGGCCGGTAGCCAATACGGCAACGGTTTCGCCGTCCCAAAGTTTGGGGATTGTCCAAGTGGTTGTCATTCTGCTTCTACCTCTATGTCTGCGGTATCGATTCCGTGCTTGGTGGCAAGCCGCTTTTTGATGGCGTTGCCAACGGCTACTACGGCTTGTTGTGCCTTAGAGTCGAGCGCGGGGCGGAGAAATGGGCGCGGGCTGATGCCGGGATGGTCAACGCTGCGCACGACAACCCCGCCGATGTTCAAACCCTTCCCCTTCGCCACGATGCGGTGCGCCGCAGCGCCGTATTCCAGCCATTTGGCAATGTAGGCGTGCTTGCCGGTTGTCTTCACCTTCGCCGTCACAGTCCCGCGCCGGTTGCTGGTGCTGACCTTGATTCCGGCTTTCAATGTGCCAGTGGCTACAGGTACATTGGCCTTTGCTTCGTCTTTGATGACATTGGCCCCGGCGCGCATCGCGGAGCGGAGAACGTTGGCCTCAATTTTTGCTGGCAAAGTCTGTAACGCAGCGTTCAATTCTGACAAGCCTTTGACTCGCACATTGCTCATGCCGAATCCCCCGAAGTTGTGAAATCTGCGGCCATGAACTCAAGCCCGAATTTGCGCCCCAGCTCCACCGGCTGGGCGATGATCTTCATTACCCGGTCGCTGCGGTCCAGGTAGATCACACGCATGGCGCTGGTGATGCCGGGCACGTAGCGCATGCGCACGCGGGCCGGGCGCTCTGCAATGCGGATGCCATCCGCCTGACTCTCGCCACGGCTGGGCAAAACCTCTTGAACCGTGGCCCAGAACGTGCCGAAGGTTGCCCATGCGCCAGGCTGTGGCCCATAGTCGCCGTCCACCGTGCCCTGCTGCTCAATGCGGATTCGACGGTCCAGCGGCCCAAGGTCCGGGGTCATGAAAAGCTCCAGTCCTTGATGGTGTTCAAAAGCATGTCGCGGGCCGATTCCATGGCACTCCGTTCGCCCGGCGTGAAGACGTTTCGCGGGTAGGTAAGGCTGATATGCATCAACATGCCTTGCCGGACAGCCTTGGGCAATACTGCGTATTCAGCCCCTGACCCTGTTGCCGCGTAGCCCGTCACGTAGCGAATTCGCACAGCGTCGGGAATGTCCTCTGTGCTGGGCCAATAGTTGCCGCTTGTAGGGGCTACAGTGCGCGATTCGCCGTAGGTGCTGAGGGCGTAGGCGCTGCCCGTAATCGTTTGCTCGGCTCCCGCTGTGTCGGTGTATTTGACACTGGTGACGCTGGCAACTGGCGGCATGGGCAAGTCGATTCGATCATCATCACCGTCCGGGAATTCGTCCAGCGCCGCTTCTATCGTCTGCTCCGCAAGTGCGCGCCCGGTGTAATGCTCCGCGTACTGTCGGGCACCAGTGATCAGGGCGTCAACGATGGCGTCGTCTGGGTGCGATCCGCTCATGTCGTCCAGGCCCAGGTGCAGCTTCGCCTCGGCTCGCGTAATCGGCTCTGTTGCTACTGCGGTGATGATTTTTTTCATGTGAGCGTCCTATGCAAAAAGCCCTCCGAAGAGGGCTTTTCACGTAGTGGTCTGAGGGTCAGACCGGGGGGTTAGCAGTCGGTGCGATGGAAGGATTTCCAAGCAGCCAGACGCCTGCAAGGAAAATGTTTCCAGCGCCGTTGCCCGAAGGCGTGACGGTAACGCGCACGTAGCGTTTTCCGCCGATATAGCCGATCTTGCGAGTTTCGGCATCGTCGGCATAGGTGAAGCCCGCCAGCGCTTCTGTGCCAAGCAGTTGGGCATCAGCAACAGCGGCATTCGTCACGTTGAAAGCAGCCTCGTCGGCGTCTTCGACCAGCACGGAAAATGTGGCGTCGGCATCGGTATTTGTGCCGGTGACAATCACAAATTCGCACGAGCCATAACCGCGCGTGTCCACAATTGCCGACACAATGGCGGTGTCGTCGGTCCGGGCCGCAACGGGGGCGATGCCTACGAGCGGGTGAATGTTGTTGTGAAGATCGTTGTTTTTCATGGTGTTTCCTTTCGGTGTTTGAGCGCCCCGGAGCTATGTCCGGGGCTTGGGTTTAGGTAGAGAACTTGAGGAACTTCACGGCCTCGAAGTTCACAGCGCCGCCGCCCGTGCGTTTGGTGCTGTAGAACACCACGTAAGGCTTGGCGGTGAACGGATCACGAAGCGTGCGAATGCCCATGCGGTCCACAATCGTGTAAGCCTCGGCAATGTCACCAAAGGCCAGCGACAGCGAGCCGGTAGCGATTGCAGGCACGTACTGATCGACACGGGCCGGGTAGCCCAGCAGGCGGTCAGGCTGGCCCATTTGCAGGCTTGGTTCCCACAAGTAGCGGTCGCTGGTGGCTTCCTTCATTTTGCGCAGAGCGGTGCGAACCTCACGACGCATCAACCAGGTTGCACGCTGCAAGTATTGGTCCTTGAACGCGCCCAGCAAGTCCTGCAATGGGTCGGCTTTTGTCGTGTGGAAGGCACCGTTAGCGCCAGTTACCACATGCTCAAATTGGCCCCAGGCGCGAGAATCGTCGCCGGTCGCTGCGGTCGTGTAGGAGAACAGGCCGCGAGGCTGGCCGGTGCCGGTGCCGGTGGTGAAACCAGTACCTTCGACGCGGGCGAACTTGTCAGCGACCTTGCCAGCGAGCCACGATTCCACGTTGACGGCTGCGTCGTCCAGAATGCGCTGGCTTGCCTTGGGCATGGCGTACATTTCGTGCGCCTGAATCTCGTACTTGCCCACTTGCGGGGTGCCGGTGTCGGAGCGGGTGCCCAGTTCGGAAACCCAGCCAGCGTCGGCTTCGTCGTTGTCAACCAGTCCTTCGAGCTTGTCCGTGCTGATCGTCTGCACGTTGGCAAGCTGGCGCATCGTGGATTGCTCGTACAGCTTGGACACCATGCGGCCAACGGTCGAGGGTGGCAGCAGGTAGCCGCCATCGGGATCAGACCCGGCAGACATGGCCTTGCGTTCGTCGCTGCTCAGGTTGTCCAGGGGGGTGCCGGTCATGACCTTGAAGAAGGCGTTTTTGTACTCGGTGTATCCCTTGGCATCGACTTCAGCAGGCACTGCGCGGCCCTTGGATTGGTAGTCAGCGCGAAGCATGATGTTGAAGCTCTTGACCTCTTGGTCGAGGGTTTCAGCGTCTTTGCGCTCGCCGTCAGTCTGTGGGCGGTTGGCCTTCTTTTGAAGGTCTTCCACGGCGGTCTTGATTTCGTCGAACTTATCGCACGCTTTGGTAAGCGTTTCGATTTTCGCGGTCAGGTCGCCAACGGCCTTGCTGTCAGCTTTTGCGCTGGTCAGTTCGGTGACGGTTTTTTGCAGCTCGTCATACGCCTTTTTGCGCTCTTCGAGCATGGTTGCAATTTCTTTGATTTCCATGATGTTTTCCTTTCGGGAATGAAAAAACCGCCTCAAGGGCGGCTGTTGCTTCGGGGGAGTTGAAACGGTGGCTTAGATGGCTGGGCAGCCTTTCAGCACTGCGGCCAGTTCGGCCAGAGACATATCGCCTTCCCCGGAATCACTCCGGCTGATGACGCTTTTGACGCGAGACACCAAAGCGGTGCTTTCGCTCTTCGAGAGGCCACAAACATCACGCAGGTGGCGCTCGATTTCGGACAGGCTGTCAAGCTCTTCGATGGTCTTGACGGCCGAGACGCGCGAGGCGTCATTCATGGGGAACGTGACCAGGGAAAGCTCCACCAGGTCAACTTTTTTCAGGGAGCGCACGCCGGTCACGCGGTCGTAGCTGTCGTCCCGGCTGCGGTAGCCGATGGACATGCCAGAGAGCGCGCCCATCTTCATCAGTTCGTAGGCTTCGGCGCCGCGGGCGGTCTTCAGCGCCAGCTGGCCCTTGACCTTCAGGCCCACGGCATCCTCTTCCATGCTGGTGTAAACGCCGATGGGCTCGGCTTGGCGGTGCTGCCATAGCATGGCGGGCAGGCGCCCTGCTGCTTTCTGGGCAGCCAGCGTCTCGGTGAATGCGCCGGGGACCACGATGTCGCCGCCCCTGTCGGTGATGTTGAAGATTGACCCGTAGCCCTCGAATGTGCCGGTGTCGCCGCTGGCCTTCAGTTCGCACTGAAAATCAAATGTCTTTGTCGTCATATCGTCCTTTCATGCCGCTGACGGCACTGGATTTGATCCTGCAAGCGGAGGCAGCTTTGCAGCTTCTCCACCGAATGGGTTTAGCTCGGTCAATGACCGCACTTCATCTTGTGTCATCCATGCGGGGGCACCGCCAGATCCAAGCGCACGCGAGAAGTATTCGCCCTGATCTTTCAGAGCACCGCGCAAAAGGCCAGCAGCGATGAATTTGAAGTAGTAGCCCTGCGCACGTTCGGCGGGGGTCAGCAGGTTGATGTCTGCGGATTGCTCAATCCTGGCGAACCACGGCCCGAGACCGTCTACAACGTGTTGAATGGCGAACTGTTCCGCGCTGGCGTAGGTCGCGGCCTTGTCGATAAAGCCCACTTTTGACGGCAACACGCCCATGAATCGGCAGATTTCAGCACCTTGATAGTTCCGGGTCTCCAAATGCTGTGCGTCAATCCCAGTCATTGAAGCACTGAGCCACTTTGCGCCACGGTCGAGGATCATCGGTGCGCCCGCGTTGTCAGACCCCGCCATTTCGGCCATGATCCATTTTTTCAGGTCGGCGTACTGCTGCGGGCTCAGGCTTCCATCAACAGAATACGTCCCCGATGGCCGCACACCTTTGGCGTGCAGCTTGGAATGACTGTCTTCCGTGGCAATGCTCAAACCCAAGGCTTCACGGGCCAATTGCATGATTTCCAGGCCCATAAATCCGCTCCAACTTGGCCCGCGAACATGCCAGATAGTGCTTTGGTCGAACATAACGACCTTGCCATCCTTGAGCGTGTATTTGTACACAGGGGCCTCGAACTCATTGGGGTGCATAACCTCCATGCGTCCGGGGTCCAGGATGATCAATTCGGCCACCTTGCCGCCGATGACAAGGCTTTTCCAGACGTAGGCGTTGCCCAGTCCGGCGTGAATTACCAGTTGCTCGCGGAATTCAAAGCTCGATTGCCACCCGTTGGGCTGTGTGGACACAAGGTCATAGTGCCGATGGCTGCGCGCCGGTTCAATGTTCTTCAATCCGCTCACGGTCGTTTCGCGGAACAGCTTAAACGGTACTTGCGCGCAGCCTTGCGACAACACGCGCAGGCAGGCGAACAACGTGGCCACCTTGAGGGCACTATCCAAGTTTATCGTAGGTCCGGCCTTAGAGGTGCGGCCCGCGCGAAGCATTTCGGCCCACACCGCTAGCGGGTCGGCGGCTTTGCGGCCCCAGCGGAAGAGGTCAAAAATGCTCATGCGGTGGTTTCCCAAAATGACAGCTCTGTTGAGAGAGTTGTGTTGATCAGGCCAGAGGCCATGACGGCGGCGACGGCCAAGTCAATCCGGCCCGTTGCTTTTTCTTTGGACAGCTTGCGGTTTTCCGCGCCGTCCTGCTCAATGACTGCGTTGCTCATGCACCAGTCCAGCACCTTGTGGCCTGGGTGGGCAATCTCGCCGTTCAGTAGCATGCGTTCGAAGGTTTCCAGCGCCGGGCTGAAGTCCTTGTAGCCCTGGCCTACTGGCTTCATTTCCGGCAGGCTGATGCCATCATCAGCAGCCAGCGCCATTAAATCTTCGATGCGCCAGCGGTCATACCCGACGGCGATGATCTCGAAGAAGTCGCACATTGCCGACAGCTTTTGCAGAATGACCCGCTTGCTGATAGCCCGGCCCGGCGTGGTGTCGAGATACCCTTCGGCGCGCCACTGGATGTACGGCACGCGGTCGGTGTCTGCCTTGCGCTGCAATTCCACGTCCGGCAACCATGCGAAGGGCACCAGCAGCCACGGTTCACCCGCCTCGATGGGTTCCACCAGGAACACCATGCACGTCAGGTCAGTGGTGCTGGACAAATCCAGCCCGGCAACCGCACGGCGACCGCGCAAGTCCTGCCAGTCAAAATCCCGCTGCGCCCCGCGCCACACTTCGCCGCTGATCCACGGGCTTTCCGCGTCCGTCCATTGGCAGAAATTCAGGCGACGGACGATGGCTTCCTTGGACGGCATGCCCTTGGCCTCGACAACCTGTTCGCGGATGTACTTCATGCCGGGCAGGTCGGCGTCCTGCAATGATGGGTTCGCCTTTGGCCAGCATGTTTCGTCGGAGAAAGGATCGTCCTTTTCATCCAGCGAACAGACGTAAGGGAAGAATGCATCGTCTTCCACCTCACCCGCTGCCACTTTCGCGCCGTATTCGTGATAGCCCCAGCACGGCCCCATGCGGTTGTGGCCCGCATTGGTGATCATGAAAATCATGGCCTGCCTGCGCGACTTCGTGCCTGCCCGCATCATTTCGACTACGGTGTTGGTCTTGTGCTCGTGCAGTTCGTCAATCAGGCCGATGTGCGGGCGTGGGCCGGATTGCCCGTCGTCGCTGCTGATGGGCCGGAAGAACGCGCCCTGCGCCATGTAGGCAAGGTTCCAGCACCGCTCACCAGTGCCGCTCTTTTGCAGGCGCTTGGACAGCTCGGGCGATTGATCCACCATCGCAACGGCGTCACGGAACAGGATCATGGCTTGATCCTTTTTCGTGGCGGCGCTGTAAATCTCGGCGCGCGGCTCGTTGTCCGCAACCAGACCCAACATCCCGACGCCAGCGGCCAAGGGAGATTTGCCGGAACCCTTCGCTGTTTCCACGTATGCATTGCGGAATCGGCGGTGCCCATCCGGCCCCATCCAGCCGAACAGGGAACCGATCACAAACCGCTGCCAAGGCAGCAGTGCGAAGGGCTTGCCCTCAAAGTCGCCGCCGTTGAGCTTCAGCACATCCTCGAAAAACCCTTGCGCTTTCTCTGCCGCCTCCAAATTCCACACCAGCCCGCGCTTGTGCCCGCTCTCAATGTCCCGCAGGTGCCGTGCGCACTGGCCGCGCACATGAGGCCCAGCAATCCGATCGCCCGCCACGACCTCCAGCGCGTACTGCGTAGCCGCGTCAGAAATAGCGGGCGGCTTTGTCTTCTTGCTTCTTGTCATCAGGGGTCGCAGTGACGCGGGATCGCGCCGAAGGGGTCATGCCGAACTCGGCGGCATAGCGCACCATGTCGGCTTTGGCCTTGTTTGCGATCCCGACGAGCGGGTTTTGTATGGCGTTGCCGCTGGTGGTTTTAATCATCAGCGCGGCGTTTAATTCATCCTTGGCGGCCATCCTATTGATGGCCCGCTCCGCTTGCGCCCAGCGGCCGTATGCGGCCGCGTAGGCGGCCAAGGCGGCGCGGTCTAGCTCCGTCATCAGGCCAGCGGCGTACAGGGCGCTGCACACCCGGCCCCACTCGACCTTGGCGTCGTCGCAGAGGAATGCGGGCGGGGTTGGCTCGGCCAGGGCGACTACGGCCTCGCTCTTGGGCAGCGCGCGTTTGCCGGGGTTGCCAGTCACCAGCTTTAGTGCTGTTGGCTTTGGTTTGCGGCCGACTGTCATACGTCCTCGGCAATCGCCAGCGCGCTATCGGCCTCGACCTCGGCAAACGTCGCGCCCGTGGCTTCGTGTGTGGCCTGCTTGCCAGTGAATTCGCACCAGCGGCGAACGATCACGTCAACGAACTTTGCATCCAACTCCATCAGGCGGGCGTGGCGGCCTGTTTTCTCGCAGGCGATCAGGGTGGAACCGGAGCCACCGAACAGGTCGAGCACAGCGTCTGACCCCTTCGTGTTGTTCTCGATCTGGTACTCCATCAACTCGACCGGCTTCATGGTCGGGTGGAGATCGCTTTTCGACGGGCGCTTGCACGCAATGACGGTGGTCTGCTTGCGGTCGGCGGCCCATAGGTGCGCCGCGCCGTCCTTCCACCCGTACAGACACGGCTCGTGCTTCCAGTGGTAGTCCTGACGGCCGAAGGCTGAGTTGTCCTTGTTCCAGATGAGCGTCTGCCGAACCTGCAATCCCGCGTCCATGCACGCACCGCGGAAGTTGTAGCCCTCGGTATCCGCGTGCCAGATGTAGAAAACCGCCCCCGCCTTCATGACTGTGGTGGCGGCCACGAACGCGTCGCGCAGAAATTGCCGGAAGGCGTCGCTCGCCATCTCGTCGTTCTTGATCTACTCTCGTTTCTTGCTGCCGCCCTCATAGGCGATGTTGTAAGGGGGGTCCGTGAGCAGTTGATCGGCTAGTTGCCCCGCCATCAGCCTTTCGACCGCATCAATGCTGGTCGAATCCCCGCACATCACCCGATGCTTGCCGAGCAGCCATACATCGCCCAGCTTACTAACTGGCTCGTCCTGCAACTCAGGGACCGCATCTTCGTCCGTCAAGCCCTCCGGCAGCTGCTCGGGCGTCAGCGCGTCAATCTCGTCTTGCGTGAAGCCGGTCAGCAGGTTGTCAAATCCGGCGTCGGCCAGCTCGGCAAACTCAATCGCCAGCAGTTCGTCGTCCCATCCCGCGTTAAGCGCCAGCTTGTTGTCCGCAATGATGTAAGCGCGCCGCTGCGTGTCGCTCAACCCTGCCAGTTCAATGCATGGCACTTCTTCCATTCCCAGCTTGCGCGCGGCAAGGATGCGGCCATGGCCAGCAATGATGCCGTTCTCGCCGTCCACCAGCACCGGGTTTGTCC